CGAGTATACGCACGACATCGAGACATCGGACGGTCGTCTGATCGAGGTGAAGACAAAGCGTCGCCGCTTTCCCCCGCAGCCTGACTGGACGGTCAGCATTACGATGGCGTCGTGGCACCGCCAAAGCAGCGCGGTAGACCTTCTCGCCTTCGCGCAGGTCACGCCAAGCCTCTCGCGCGCGTGGCTCCTTGGCTATTGCACGCCGGATCAGTTCGAAATGCTCTCGTGGGTCGTGCGCGAGGGTGAGCCAGACGGGGACAACGGATTTGTGGCGCGGTGCGACATGCTAAACATGCGCATCGCGGACCTGTCTCCAACGCTGCCCCTGTGGTGACCTACTGCTGGCCCTGCAAGCTGGTTAGGAGGCCCGGAAGAGCTGGCAACACATATCTGGACGATGTCTGGGGCAGATCGGGCGCGAACAATTGGTTTCGCGCCCATTGCTGACCAGCCGGGGTTGCGACAAATGCGTTAATTGCGCGCGGGGCTTGACTGGACGCCATCGCCGCCATCGCCGCTCCGGTTGGCTCTGCGCCAGCTAGTAGCGCCAAAGCTCCACCAGATACTGCACTCCCAGCGCCGCCCATGCCCATCGCTTTGAGGCGCTCAGATGTTCCAGAGGTCGGGACATTTTCGATGACATTATAACCTGACTTGGCAAGGTCGGCGAGATCACCCTTGCCACGCATGACGTTTCGCCGATTTTGCTTGATTAGCGCATTTTGCAATTGAGACGGCGTAAACACGCCAGATTTGGCCCGTATGGATGCCTCTGCAATCGGGATCAGATTTTTGTAGGAGTTGTTCAAAGTGGCCCACTCTGCCACAAGAGCTGGGTTGCCAGCCGCAGCGGCGGTACGGCCAAGTGCATCATTCAGCGCTGTGCGAGCCTCGATTGCAAACTGACGCAGGTCGGCGTCGCCAGACTTGGCGGCCTCGTCCAGTTGCTGCTTGATGTTTTGATATGCACCGCCAAATATGGTGCCGTTTCCGCTGCGCGCAGCGGTGATCACCGACTGAATCACATTTTGGGGCCGGGGGGCTGTCCCGCCGTTGAGCGCATAATTTTCTGCGGCATACTTCAGATCGCTGACAAACATTGCGTCGAGCGAAATGCCTGATTGGGCCACAAGATCGTCCATCTGCTGGCCGGTCTTGGTAAATGCATCATCGATGACGCTTGGCGTCGCCCTGTCGCCAGTGATGCCCGCCGTTTTGAGAACTGCACGCATAAACTGATCAGACGTGCGCCCTTGAGCGCGCGACCCTGCCTCTGTCACGCTTTCGCGAAACAGAACGTCACGCACGCCAGTCGTTTGGCCAGCGGTTGGCTCAATGCCATAGCGCCGCAACACCTCGGCGCTTGCCAACCTGAGTGGATCAGCGCCGCCGCCGGGGGAGGCCAGCGAGCGAAGTTTCAACTCGGCAGCACCAAGGCCCATCGGCGCGGCCAATGCCGCAGCCAGACGCGCCGGACCCTCCATAGACGTTCCCTCGAAGAATTGTCCCGCACTCTCTGACGCCACGCCCGGAGCGACGGCTCCATATGCCAGCTTGCGCCCAATGCTGCCCGGTCCAAGCAGCGCGCCGGGAACAAACTCCGCCCCGGTTTGAGCGTATTTTCCGGGCGTTGTTTTGGCGCGATACGATGGCAACATATCGCCAAACTGGCCCAGCGGCGTTGCACCCTTTTCCGCCGCCTGTTGCAGCGCGCCTTCGGGGGTGTAGAGGGGCGATGGCATGTCTACTGTTACGGTTCCAAGGCCAGCATTTCCAGCCCCGGTTACGGCTCCAAGCGCCAAGGCACCAAGGTCGATCAGGCCGGTGATCCCGCGCTGCAACCCCCCGAGACTTGCTTTTGCAACATCCTCGGCGACACCGGGCGCGGGCGCGGCTGGAAACTTTTGACGCAGAACCTCCAGAATCTGCTCATCCGACATTGACTTCGGAAAGCGTATCAAAGAGCCGTCTGCCAGCCTAACCGTTACGAAATCGGACGATTCGGCCATTATTCAAATTCTCCCGTTTGGATGTTATACGTTTTGACACCAGAGCCTACGGCGTCAGAACCGGCACCCTGTTCGAAGTAGTTAGGGTACGGGATTGGAAGCCCTTTGGCCCGCGCCGCGCGGTTGGAAAATGCGGCCTGCAGATCGCGCAGCGCCTTTTTGTACCCCTCGACCGTTCCGCCGCGCACTTTGAGGCGGCTTGCTGCGCTGACGGCAGCTTTGCCTTCTGCGTCGCTGACTGGACCGCCACCCTTTAGGGACTCAAAAGCCTCGAGGAAAATTTTGCCCTGAATTTGATTGATCTTTGCCAGAATGTCGGCTTCCTCCGGGGAGGTGATGAGCTTGCCGAGACCCTCCGTGGACTTGGACTGACCAAGATAGCCGATCACATTGTCCAAATATTGCGAGCTGGTAATTTCATCGACCAGCGAAACGCCCTCGCTCAACTTGTCGGCGTTGGCGTATTGTTTTTGGCGATCGGCAAGTGTCTCAGCCGCGCGCGTAGCGGCTTGCTTGTTGGGGCGGCCCTGCAGCCAAGCGTTTGCTGCGGCCAAGTCCTCGATAGAGGAAAATTGATCTGCAACAATCTTGTTTGCGAGTGCATCACTCATCGGTTGATCGGCGGCAGGTTCAGCACCGGGCGCAACGGCAGGTTCAGCACCGGGCGCAACGGCAGGTTCAGCACCGGGCGCAACGGCAGGCGTGACGCCGGGCGCAACGGCAGGCGTGACGCCGGGCGCAACGGCCATATTCAATTGACGCAAAAGAGCTTGCTCGAGTTGCAGCGCAGACGGCGATACGCTACCCGTCGCAGCCCGCTGATCGGAGATTACCTTCTGCACCTCTGTCAGCGCCTCAATGGTCCGCAGCCTAGATGCAATCGCGTTCTGCGCCTGAGACTGCATCTGCTGATCAATCAGCCGCTGTTCTTGAGCCTGCCTGTAGGCCAACTCTTGGCCATACTGGTGCTCGCGCTGCAGGCCACCCATTGCTTGGGCGAAGTAATCGCTGCTTTCATTTCGGAGTGCAGCCGCAGCATCACGCAGCGCCGCGAAGCCAAGCATCGTCCGCTGCGATCTGGAAAGCCCATCGACGCTGAATGGCGTATATCCGCCAGAGACCTGCGGCAGGATGCCGCCGCGAATGTTATTCTGCATAACGCCCACCTTCTTTGGCCCTTCCCACGCACCGATACCTTGCTTGTCATAAATCCAGTCCGCAAGACGCCGCTGCATTTGCGGGTCAAAGCGCTCGCTCCCTGTCAGCCCGAGACCCTCTTTGGCTTGTCGCAGGGTGCTGCCGACGATCTGAAACGCCCCAGCGGGCGTTGCCGTCTTGCCGATTTTCGCCCTGACGCTTTTAGCATATGGCCCAGACGGGTCTTGGAACTGCAGCACCTCATCGACCGTCATGTCAGATACGTTGACGCCGGAGAACTGGCCACCGGGTCGGTTGACGTAACCAAACAAAGCGTTCTGGTCGCCGCCGCTTTCGGTGCCAACAATAAGCGGGATGAGGTGCTCTGGGATAGGCATTACAGCGCGAACAACTGGCCGAGGGCAGCGATGCTACCAAGAATATTGGGGGACTGGGTCTGCGTCGTTGTGCCAGCGCCATATGATGGCATTCCCTGCAAGGCCGATAGCACTTGCAGCGGGTAGCCTTGCTGACGCAGGAACTCGTTGTACTGCATCTGCAACGCCGCCTGATCAGACGCCTGTTGCGATGCCATCTGCGCCATCGTCTGGCTGGCCGCCTGCGTGTATCCCTGCGACTGCAGGTTGGCAATGGTCTGCGCCATGTTCACATCGCGCGCCGCCTCTCGCTCGCCCTCGTATACGCCTCGGCGCGATGAGTCGAAAGCGCCAGCGCCGATCACATTGCCAGATTCACCTACGCGCTGTTGCGCAAAGCGACGCTCCATCGCCGCCATCGTCGGGTCGATCACATTGGTCTGGAAGCCACCCATGTTTCGGCTGATCAGCGACTGATAGTCTTCTGGCGTCATCGCGCCAACGCCAGCCATCCGGGTGTAAATATCTCCAGCCCCTGCCGAGTCGGACAGCGGCGCGTATGACTGCATTGGCGTGTTTGCCAAGTTCTGCGCATACGGATAAGCCGTCTCTCGGAGGTAACTCTCCATGTATTCGGGCAGCGCCGTCGTTGTCTTGCTCTTTGTGCCCAAAATCAGACCCCCATCTCGTAATGCGCCCAGCGCCGTTTGAACTGGCTCCGGCCAGCGTATTTCATCCACCCGTCGCGGGCCGTCGCCTCAATTGCCGACGCCCCAAGGCCGCGCGCCACATCTACAACAACATCCAGCGCCAACTGCCACCACTCCTCAAATCGATCACCGCCCAGATAGTCGATGCGGATCGTGAGGCGGCGTGGGTGCTTTGATAGCGCGGTGATAAAAGCGCCCACCAGATTGTCCTCTACTTTGACGACCCACGCGAGCGAATTGCCAGCGGCGATGTCGTCGTAAACGTCTTCAGGTCCAATGTTCCTCGCCTCTCTTTCAATGGCCGGAGCGAGTAGCTCCAAGATTGCGGGCCAGTGATCATCGATAGAGGCCCGAGGAACGTAGTAAATGCGGACCCTTGCGGCGATATTACCACTCGCGACTTGCAATGTCATCCGTGTATCCTCGTTATCACGATGGTGCTGGCTGGGGCAGATGGCGCATACGCTGTCGCCGCAGTAGCATCCAAAAAGCCGCTCGTGTCGGTCGTGGCCCAGACCGCCTCTAGGTAGTCGCCAGCATCAACATGAAACACCGCAGCCCTTGAGGCCGCAAACGTGGCCCCGTTGTTGTGCAGGCTGCAGACCATTGTTGCGCCAGACGAATTTACACCATTGATGCGCGGCCAGAAGCGGAACGTCACCGCCGCCGCCGTGCTGGAGGAAAACTGGGCGGAGAAGTTGACCAAGTATTCACCAGCCTCCGCGAAAACGATGCGGCTCGGATAGGTGCCATCGTTGGCGACCCCATTTGCCAGCGTCGGCGTGTAGGTCAGTTCGTATGGCGTATCCGCCACTGCCGCCGTCACGTTGCTGGTGATGGTGCCTCGGTAATTCCCATCCTCCAAGATGATCTGCCGGAACTCGCCGTTTTTCGAGACCACAGGGTAGCCCGCCACGTCGTCCCAAAGCAGGATGCCGTTCTCGGACGGCACGGGATCGCCGACCTTGAACTGCATACGCGACAGCGCTCGACCAAGGTAGGTCGAAAGCTGACGGCCCCAGACCTTCCAGTCGGGGCCGACGGGTGGCGGGAGGATCGCGCTCATCTGCGGCCCGCCGGTTTCACGTCAAAGCGGAACTTGCCAACGCGCCAGTCGCCTCCGACGTTGCCAGATAGCCGCATCCTGATCTGGCGGCCCTGAAAGCGAACGCTCGTCGGGTTGCCCATCGTGTATGGGCCGTGGGAATCCTCTTCAGCCGTGGGGTAGAGGCGCGTCTTGAACGTGGCCGTCACGTCGCCGAGGTTGATCTCGTCAGGCACAAGTTCAGTGACGGCAGCGAGGTTGTCGCCAGCGCCAATGCGGAACGGGCCGCTCTCGGCGTAGACCTCGGCCCCGTCGTAGTTGAAGCCCGTCTCGTGGTCATAGAGGCGGCCAGCGGACGAGGCCCACACGGGCTGCCGGAAGATGCCGCGATCCACGCCAGCCGTGCGGTCGATGGAGCCGACAAGCCAGTGGCCGTCGTGGTGGTCAAATGCGACATAGCTGTCGATCTCGGTGGAGTTTGCGGACGGGTAGAAGAACCACACCTCGCCGTTCTGGCCATTGGACACGGCCCACGACTTGGTGACCTGCGCGGTGTTGATGTTCAGGAAGACGCGGTCCCACACTGGGCATGGCACCTCCTGAACGCGGGAGCCGTCGTAGTAGTAGAAGCCGCGCTGGCCCATCCAATAGATGCCGCTAGCCGTGTCGGCGATGGCCTTGCGGGCGACGGCACCAGAAGCCGTGCCAACCCGCTCAAACTGGTAGATAAACGGCGCACCGACGTAGACGGCTCTATGGGCATCTTGATCCGTCAGAATGATCGTTTGGCCTTGCGTCCTCGCGGCGCACATGATCTGGCCGGTTGTCTGGAGTAGCTGATCGCCAGCCTGATTGGTCGAGGCTGGCGTCCAGAGCGTGTTGTCCTCAAAGTCGCACCACTGCACCTTTCGCGGGTTGCCGCCAGCGCCGAGCGCCATGAGGAAGCGCTCCTCGGTGACGAAGAGGCTAAGGTTGTTGGTCGGCGCATTGGTGATAACCGCCGCAGGTGTGCCGGTGTTGAGTTGCCACTCGTATAGCTTGCCATCTGCGCTTGAGCAGGCGACGAGATATTGCCCCCAAGTGTCGAGCGCCCATGTCGTGACCTCGCCGTAGTTGCCAGTGTCGGGACGAGCTTGGCCGTAGTAGCCAGTGCCGTAATAGCCACCACTGTAGCCGGTGTTGACCGTCGCGTCCTCAACGCCAACCGTCAGGCCAGCGGGGGTGATGTCGTAGGTGATGCCGCCAGAGGTCGTTGCGTAGAGCTTATTGTAGGTGCCTGCCGCAATCCAGCGCGAGCCGCTATTGTCCTGCCACGCAATCATGCCGCGAGGCGGCGCGGCGTATGCGGCGGCTCCAATCCTGTCAGTCCATCCGCGAATTGGCCTCAGTGACCCTTCGCGCCAGCGGACGAAGTTGCCATCGCGCCAGCGGCCCTCGCTCTCGAGGTCCGTGCCGTGATTGTGGAAACCGGCTGGTGGCTTTATTTCGATGAGCGCCATTGACTGTCACCACCCGAGAGCCACGTAAATCTGATCGGTTTTAGTATCATCAACATCGTTTGCCCGATTGGCCTTAAAGCCAGTCGTTGTGATTGTGTTGGCGGTCCACGGAATCCATCCCGTTTCAGCGGTAGCCGTCCCCCCATTGAATACAGCCAAACACTCGTTGGGGAATGCGGCAGCAAAGTTTACCTGTTGATTGTCGTCGCTGTTGCTGTTGAACTTGCCGACCTTGACGATAAAGCCGTTTTTCAGAACGACATTCGCGTAGCCGTTCAGCGGAAGGTTAGCCCCACTGGCCATATACGCCTTGACACTCTGCTGCGAGGGGATGCCGGTGGCGCTATCGGAAGCAAAATCATCTTCATCCAGAAAGTCGTAAAGCAGGGCGGTATCCGCCGCGCTGTAGCCCTGCACCTTATTGGCGGCGGTCGTTTGGGCGGCAAGAGATGTCAGCAGGGCGTCGGACGCCTGCTTGCCATCGATTTGCGTCTGGATAGCGCTTGTCACGCCACTCAGATGTTGGAACTCGGCAGAGTCCACCGATCCGAGATACGTGCCGAGCGCAGTCCAGTTGGCGTTCAGGGTCGTGCCCCAAGTGTCTTGCGATCCGCCGACCGTCGGCAGCGAGTAGCTAAAAGTGGCCATTTATTGCTCCGTCCATGTTCCGGTCGCCGCCGGTATGTCAGCCCAAGTCTTGCTCGCCTGTGGGCCATCAGTCCACGAGCCAGATGCCGCCGCCAAGTCAGACCAAATACCTGCAGCAGCGGCAGCGTCTGCCCATACGTCAAGCGCCGCGCTCGGCACCTCCCAGCGGTATCTCACCGTTGCGCTAAATATAGCACGCGGTGCGGATGTCGCGATACCCCGACGCACCCTGAGTGGAGCCAAGGCCAAGGAAGATGACGGCGATGCCAGAATGGACGAGGAGGCAATCTTTACCGCCGATTGAGCCATAGACGCAGATGTCGCGACAACCGCAGAAGTCGGCCTGACCCTATCTGCGGATGATGTGACGGTCGCGGCTGGCGCGATAGAGACGGATGATGTCTCAATTATTATATCGCCAACGGCGTATCCGACCACCCAATAATCTGATTCTACATAATATGTCTGCACCGGCATCCGTTATACCTCAACCAACTTTGGCGACAGTGATGCCGCCCCATGACCCACACAACGATTGATCGCCCAGTGAGTAGGCGACGGTGCCAAGCCGCCGCGCACCAAGAACAGTCTTGGCCTGTGATTGCTTTATGCGAGATGCGGGAGAGATCATCTAGCCACCACACAGTCCACTGACCTGTTCGTTGTGGACGATCACGTCGGTCAGTAGTCCGAGATCGTTGCGAGCCAGCCACTCGACTGTCCGTTGGGTGTCAAACAGAATTGGCGAGGCGATGTCGCAGTAGCTGTCAGTCTGGACGGCGCACCCAGCGACCAGCGCGAGACACGATGTCAGGGTCAGCGTTGATTTCATCTTCGATCTCCTTGGCCCTATTGATCTGGTCCAGCCGCTGGCGGTCGATTTTCGTCCGCTGGCGATCAATACCTCGCTGAACACCTGACCAGTAGAGACCAAAGAGGCCAGCCACAAAGGCCAGCGCGACCAGCGCGTAGAGTTGCAGTCTAGCGCCGACCATCTGCCCACGCCCTGATCCGCTCGCGCATGATCCACAGACCCAATAGCACGACCAGCACACAGCCGCCAATAGCCACTAGCTGGGCAGTGCCGTCAAGCGCCCCTGTCGCCGCCACAGCGCCGCCCACACCGGAGGCAATCTGCGCTGCCGAGGCTTGGACCGTCGTGGACTGCACCGGGCTTGTACGAGGCTCTGCGGGCTTCTGGTTGGGTGTGTAGTCTCTGGCCGGATACGCATCGCGATCCAGTTCAAAGTGTGGGCCATCGCGGAACTTCGTCCATCGTCCACCCCACTGAATCGCCACGCCTTCCAACGCTGCCGCTGCCTCGACCGCAGGGCCAAGGTGGTCGTAGAAGGCCCACGAAAACGACGGACCATCAGGACCAATGGGGACCAGATCAACCGCGTGGCCGGTCAGGTGTCGGCTGTTCATGGTCTTCGACGCGCCAGACGCAACCAGTTGTCTCTGCCGCTCTGTCGTCCGCAGTCCTTCGATGACCACGAAGTCAACGGGGCTTTCTTGCAGCGCCCGGTCGATCACCCGACGCAGGTCAGGGTGTATCCCCCTGAGATTGTTCAGGCTGCGTTGGCTATAGCGTCTCATCGCCGCTCCATTGCCATCAGGATACGATCCGTCTTGTCCATAAGGCTGTCGATCTGCGCTTCAATCCGGCCAAGCTGGACCGCCTGCTGTTGCGCCCGGTCGGTGATCTCGCCCACCTTCACCTCTACGTGATCGAGGCGCTTGGTGTTGTTGTCCACGTCCGACGACATCTGCGAAAACATCCAGACGACGCCGACACCCTGCACCAGCAGGCCGACAAGGAGAGTGACCGGAACAGATTTTGAGAGGTGCCAGCTTTCGTCCATTTTGCCTTACCTTACCACGGTGTGCCTTGGATCGTCGGTGGGGTCTGCTGGTCTCGGATTTGCTTCTCGACCAGCGCCTCGACCGCGCCCATGTCGAAGCCCTCGGAGTGCCAAACCCATCCCAGAACATCCGATTGCGTCAGTTCTGCGAACGGCTTGAAGTCCGGCGCGGATGCATCGGGCGCGAAGGACACGGACCCGTAGACGAGACCCTTGGTGCCGTCTGACTCATCCTCTCCGGTGCATTCCCAATGGGCTTGGGTGACCCCGCCGTCAGCAGCGTTGCGATCCAGTTGGAGGATCTTCCATTCAAGTGCAATCATTTTTAGTCTCCCTACCAAGTCGAAAGCGCCGCGCGCTTCCATGTGTTTGCTGCCACGCAGACATAAATGTAATTGCTGTTCCAGCAGATCAGACCGGGGTTACCACCTGCCGACGCGCTGGGCGGGGTTTGGGCCGTGCGAATGCGGATCGCATCCGAGTTCACATCGAGCGCCTCAGTGGGGTTCGTCGTGCCGATGCCGACAGTGCCATCGCTTTTGATCCGCATCCTTTCAGACGAGTTGGTCGTGAAACGCATCGAGTTGTCCGTATGAAAGTACAACAGCGTTCCTACTTCGGCGGCGTCAGTGTCCGAAAAAGTCATGCCGCCCGAGGCCCCATTGCCTCCAAGACAGGCCACATATGCGCCCGCTGCGGTCGACCCATTCCCCGAACTCACTACCACGGTGGTGTTGCCATGCAGAGAGGGCGTGGACGACACGGCTCCACCCAGGCGACTCACCTGCATCCGCGCTACGGGCGTCGTGTCGCCGATGCCGACCCGGTCGTTGGTCGCGTCAACATAGAGCGTGTTGGTGTCCACGGTCAGACCAGCAAAGGCGGGGCTATCGGTAGTAGCCACCCCTTGGTTAAGAGCCTTGACGGACGCCTCAGATGTCAGTTCGCTGTCCATGAGTGCGCCTGCAGCCGTGACATTAGTGGCATCTGTTACATCTGCCCCAGACTCGATCCCGTCGAGCTTGGTCCCGTCCGTCGCAACATCACGTCCGTCCACGGTACCGCTGACGATAATGTTTCCGTTGATCTCGGCATTACCGACAACATCAAGCGTTTCAGAGGGGCTAGCGGTACTGATGCCCACCCGGTTGTTCGTGGCATCCACGTAGAGCGTGTTGGTGTCTACGGTCAGCCCCGCAAACGAAGGACTATCGGTAGTCGCTACACCTTGGTTGAGAGCTTTGACGGACGATATGGACGCCAACTCGCTGTCCATCAATGCGCCCGCAGCCGTGACGTTAGCGGTATCTGTTACATCTGCCCCAGCTTCGATGCCAGCCAACTTGGTTTGTTCGGCATCCGTAAATGCGTTAGTGTTTGCGTTGCTCTCGTATGCCGTTTTGATTTCAGCGGCAGTCTGATCAGCAGTAGCCCCAGCTTCGATGCCGTCGAGCTTGGTGCCGTCCGTAGCGACATCACGGCCATCCACAGTACCGCTGACGATAATGTTTCCGTTGATCTCGGCATTACCGACAACATCAAGCGCCTCGGTTGGGGTGGCTGTGCCGATGCCCACCCGGTTGTTCGTGGCATCCACGTAGAGCGTGTTGGTATCGACTGTTAGGCCGGAAAATGATGGCGCGTCGCCGCTCTGATATTTGTCGGAATTAAGATTGTTGAAGTTGGCATCAACCTCATCATGCGTGAGGGCCGACCCTTTTCCAGCTCTGGTTACAATGGTTGACATTGCGCGGCCCCAATCAGTCCAAGGTTACATCGATGTCGCCAGCCGGGAACCGCAACACGTCGCCGGTATCAATGGCCCTCGACGCAGACAGCGATGCATACGCGATCTGCGACCCAGCCGTAGCATGGTCAAAGATTGCAGCGTGTGTGACTGTACCCCAAGAACCCGTCGCGGTCGGAAATTCAACAGCACTGGTGTTGCTGGCGGTGTCCCCGCTGACGCTCAAGGTCACGGCGATACGTGAGTAATTGTTTCCAGTGATTTCGGTGGCACCGCCGCCGGTTTCACCGGGATTGGCGGTGAACAGGCCAACATACCACACAGTCGGGCGTGTGACGCTGTCTGCCGTAAACGCCCACTTTAGGATGTTCGTCTCATACGTATTCGAGAAGCTCATAGCCAAGTTCCCTGATGCCTGATTATTTCTACCACGCCACGCCAAAACACGATAGTGAACTACGTTTGCAGCAGGCGCTCCATGTCTGACGTTTCCGCGTCGTTGCTGAAAAATTCACAAGGAACGCGCAATGTTGCGCGTTCCGGAACGCGCAATGTTGCGCGCTTTGGAAGATCGCTGATGGTCAGTAGTCGCACGGCCATTCTATCGCACGTGAAAAGAGCAACAATGTCGCAGTGACTGATGTTGCCGATGTAAAACTTGTATTTTCTCGAGGTCTCGCAAGAACTTGACGACTTGACTTCGACCCTGATCATGCGCTCGGACGGCGTGCAAACAAGCAGATCGTACCTATCGGAAACGTGGAATACATCAAAGCCAGCAAGTGTCATCTTTCCGGCGACTATGAACTCACCGGCCCTGCCGATCCTTGTTGGCGATGACTTCATCAGGCCATAGCCTTCGCTCGCATTCTGATCGAGGACGAGCCAATTCTCGCTCGGTCGCTTTGGACCGAAAGGGACTCAACAGCCTGCCTGTAGAGGCCACCCCACACGGAGATCCTCTCATCGTCCTTGAGGTATGGTGCGGCCTGCAGGAGCGTGCCGTACAGGTACACATCCGGGGCTGCAGTCAGCAGCCAGTTCTGCGCGACACTGTTAGACAGTGCGTCAATCTTGGCGTAGTACGTCAGCTCGCCGTCATATGTGCCATCCGGCGTGGGCACGACTTGGAACTCAGAGCCAATCATGGTGAAGAACAGGGGCTTCCCATTGGACGACCGCAGGGAAAGCTCTTCAGCGGCCTGATCCGGCGTCACATATTCGAGCGTGACTACTGGGGACGTGTTAAGTTGGAACCGGATGTTCTGCAGCCAGTCAGACGGCACAGCGGTATACCCGCTGTCGATCTCAGCGGTGGCGCGCTTGATCATGCGGTAGTCGCGCACCTCGCGCTGTATTGCCGCCTCGGCGAGGGAAATGAATGTCGGGATGACAGATGTCAGATCATCCCTAATAAGCCAATCAGCGACAGCAGATTTCAGCTCGGTATACGTGGTAATGCTCACAGCCGCCCACCTCTTGTCCGAAAGGCCAGATTGTCAGGGTCATTCAGCCACTTTTTCAAAGCCGCTGGATCATCTGCGATCCCGCGTTTTTTCAAATCGTAGTAAACCGAGAGAGGTATTGACGCGACGCGCGCCAGATCACCCCACTTCGCCTTGCTATCGATATCCGTGTAGCTGCGTGAATTTTGCCGCGAGATGGCAGAAACGTCTTGCACGGTTTCAATCGCAAACTCGCCATTGTCTTTGACGTGCCAATAGCGAGTGATCCCGCTTGCTGGGTCAGTATCAAAAACTCGCTTACTCATTGGCCCCCCAAGAGCTAATAGGGAGGGCCACCGAAGCAGCCCTCCCCAATTGTCATCACGACGTGGTCAGGTCGGCGATGAGGCCGTGGGCCGCCTCATTAGCAACCTTCAGGCCACCCTCCCAGATCAGCATCGCTTTCGACGCATCGCCGGTCTTTGCCAGATCGACCTTCTGGATCGGGCGCAGGTTGCAGACAGCCGCATATTCGGTGTCCAGAACCCAAGCGTCACGAGCACGCTGGAAACGGTTCGGGACGACCGACAGGGTGCCGAAGTCCGACATATACACGTCGGCAGCGCCAATGATAGTGGTCGGGCCGTCAGCCGGAGCCATGTAGCGCTGGGCAGCGATACCAGCGAAGCCGGATACCTTCTGCTTGTTGAACGCGCCAACCATGAGCACGGTCGGGTTGCCGCCAGCAGTCCAGACGGACGACATAACCGACTTCAGCATGTCTTCGGTGAAGGCGCGCTGAGTGCCGTCGGTGCGGGCATTCGTACCGTCGCCGGTCGGGGAGGCACCGCTGGTACCAATGCTGTCGTTGGTGGCGATCCAAGCGCCCAGACCTGCGGTCTCAGGGGCGGTGGACGAGTTACCAGCGACGCGCGCATTGTTGTCGGTCAGGACCGCCTCGATGTCGCGCTTCAGCTCCTTGCCGCGCTTGGCAACCTGATAGGCCATCTCGCTATCACGGCCAGCCTTGTCCACGGCCTCGAGGTTGTCGGAAACGACAACGGTGCGGCGCAGGATGTGGGTGTAGTTGCCGTGCCGGGTGGTGGCCGCAGTCGAGTCAAACGACGAAACGTCGTCACCCGAAATGCGCGCGGTGGTCGCAGCAGCCGCCAGAGAGTCGGTCTGCCACTCGAAGAAGGTGTTGGACACGCTTTCAGAGCCGACATTCGACTGGAACGGGGTCTCTTCGGGCGAGATGTTTGCGATAACGTCGCTGAGCGACTCGCGGATACCTTTCGCATCGAAATGCGTGAAGGTGTTGGTTACGATAGCCATGTTGGCTCCTCACAGTTTCCATGCGAGGAGCCTACGTCCTCACAGGAGGGTTTTGATTGCAGCCGCAGCGTCTGCTACGCGGCCAGATTGCTTCAGGCGTTGATGCGCCGCTTCAAATGCACCCTTTTGGCGTGGCTGCGTCCCACGGCTACCGGGCTTCATCGTCTTCGGGCCAGTTCCGCGCTCAGACTGAGCCTTGCGGATGGTGTTCTGGCCGCGCTCGTAAAGCATGGCGTTCCGGGCGATAGCCACCAAAGACGCGCTGCGGATGTTGTCCACATCTGCCTCGGCAAATCCCTTTTCCAGAAGGAACGACCGAATTTCGGTTGCCTCCCTAGAGGCGGTCGCGGCGTCCTTCCACGAAGGGATCAGTTCCGGCAGGTGCGCCTCTTCCACTTGGCGCTGCCTTTCAGCCTCTGCCATTGCTCGCGTCTGATCGATGCGCGCCAGTCTCTCCTGTTCAGCGCGCACGGCCTGCAACTGCTGGCCGCGCATCTCCTGAACTTTCTTCCACTGACGCTCCATCTTCATCGCTTCGGCGGGGTTCTCGTTGTAGAGAGCGTCCCAGTCCGGCTCTGCAGAAACTTGTTGCTCGATCTGCTGCCGAAGCGCTGGCAACATCTGAGCGTATTGGGCACGTTCCGCTTGAATCTCAGCCTCGTATGCCTCAAACGCCCTGCGGCGCTCGGCGAGGTCTTGCGATTTCCGCGTATAATCTTGCTGCCGCGAGTATCCGCTCAGAAGCTCGCTTTCCGTCACCTCGATCTCTTGGCCATTAACCTTCACACGATAGGTTTTGGCCCCTTCGGGTTGGAAATCGTCTTCCTGCGCGTAATCTTCGCCTGCATCAAGCTCCTCGGCAGCTTCCGCCTCGTAGGCTTCCGTTGCGTCAGATGAGGCTTCATCCTCGGGCGCATCAGCGGCTGCAGCAGTATCCCCGGAGGGTGCAATCATAGCCCTGATAGCATCTTGTGCGCTTCGCAGGTCGGTCCCGAGAGGGTTGCCGTTGTCTGCCATCAATAGTCTCCATTATGTCACTTGACCCGCTTCTGCGCAACGGCACCCGCATCAACCAAAGCTTTGAGGTATATTCGGATGTGATCGACGCTCAGAAGTCGAGCGTGGAGCATTTCTAGCTCCTTGGTGTCACCCGCTTTTGCGATCTTCATGGAGGCGAAGACCTCGCCCTCCATGTCGGCGAGGAAGCGAGACAAGTCCTCGTCGTCCAGCAGCCGCGATGCCGCGCGGGCATCGCGGATATGATCTTCCTTCGTCTTACTCACTGACGGCGTCTCTGATCATCTGAGCCTCTGCCTTGAAGGCGTCGCGATCAATCGACGTTTCTCGCTTGATGCGCTCAACCTCCAACTGGGTGCCGTATTTTGCCTTCATCTCTTCGGCGGTCACGTACAGGTCCAGTTCCATCTTGTCGCGCGCGAGGTTGTCTTCCATCGCCATCTTTTCCCGCTGCAGATCAAGGTCTGCGGCCTTTTTCTGCATGTCAGCCTGAATTTGCTGAATTTGAACGGCAATCAGTTGCTCGTTGATGTCGGGCTGCTTTGGCTCCTGCGGCGGCGGCTGGAATTGAGCCGGATCGGTCCAGAACTTTTGCGTATCCTTGAAGCCCGCGAGCTTCGTCATCTCGACAAGCGTATTGTACATGCGCGACATGTCGGTCAGGGGATTCACCGGACCCATCGTTGCCATCGCCTCTTTCTGCATTTCACCGATCTGGCGCAGCATCGCCATGCGCTCAACATCAGTGCCACGGCCAAGGGCAATGTTCACCGTCACGTCCATCGTTGCATCCCACCAACGCGGATCGATAGGCACAAACTCGTTGCGAAGGCGAACCATCCGCGCGCCATCTTGGTGCTTGCACACAAGGCGCAGGATGCCACGAAACAGGTCACGCATACCCGTTTCGGCAAAGATTCGCGCGATCATCTCAATATGCTGCGCTGCGGCATTAACCGTGGCGTTGACCGCAGACGCCGTCGAGGACTGCAGGGCGTCAGCGTCCAGACCGGCAGCGGCCTTCGAAATGCCGGTGCGCGAATGTTTGATCTCGTCCATGTATTGCAGAACGGGGAATGCTTGCTGACCGACAAATGGCATCGCAATCGGCTGCACCTGACCCGCAGATCGTTGGCGGATGATGCCGCCAACCTCTGTGTTCATAACGTCTTCGAGGTTTACCTGACCCTCGGTGATCGCAATGCGCGGGTGGATGGCCATCGCCAAGCTGTCCAGCGTGTTACGCATGATGACCGACTTGATGCGCTGGATGTCCATGACAACGTCAGCAGACGAAATGCCAAAAAACTCATGCGGCTCTGGGTCGGGCGTAAACGAGGCGAATGGAGCAAAATCGCACGCCTCGTCCATCAGGACGGTGTACCCGCCGCCCGCCACACACACTTTGCGAAGCTCGGCAATGCCATCTCCGTCGCGGTCAACGCGGATATAGGCCTCGATATACGTGACCTTGCGCATCGCGTCGTCCCGGCGATCTGCAGTGCGCGAGGTTAGCGCCGGGTTGCGGGTGTAGCGCTCGACGTTCATGTCCATCTTGTCGGTGTCTGACGCCAGTGACTGCACGTCGTCGGCGTCATATCCCATCGCGATCAGGTCTGACACAGTCACGACGCGGCGGTGACCCACGAAGTCGGCGTCCTTGATGCTCTTGGCACGACGGTCGATCAGGAACTCTTCCGGCGGAACTGCCTCCACCTTGACGCGCCCGGTTGACACGCGCCGCGTCGCACGCACGTCGTGCATCATCGGCGGCTCCATTCCGAGTGCCATGAGTTCGTCGGGGATCTCAGCAGCCGGGTAGCTGGAAACAACGTCCAAAGAGATGTCCCGATCCGACGCGAGTAGCGCCAGCGCCGCATCGTCAAGACCAGACATTTCCGACGTGCTCGTCTCCACGGACTGGTCCCAGAAGAACTTGATGATCCCGTTCTTTCGGATCAGGGCGTCCTTGAATGCCGCATGAAGCTCTACGAAGCCATTGTTATCATTGTTGAAAATGTAGTTTACATATTCCGTTGCCTGCGCTGCGGACGCAACATCTTCGGCGTTGCGAGGCGCAAACTCAACCGTTCTGTCGCTTGACGTAAACACGCGCATGAGCGACGGCATGATCGCCTGAACCGTGTCTCGCACATCCATGCTGACGACCTGACTGCGACCATCTTCCTCGTCGCCGTATGGCTCGCCTCGATAATATTCTGTCGCCCTTGCTCGCGCTGGCGAAACAATATTATCGATAAAATCAATTGCATCGTCAATTTCGTTGCGGACGATGCCCTGCAGCTTCTCGTCTGACATCCAGTTAGGATTGATGGCCTCCTGAACCTCGCCGACCAGATCGTTTACTTCGTAGGCCATTGGAACACCTCGGGAATGGAATGCTGCTGCTGTCTGGACGTGGCGCGAGCCTCTTCAGCAGCGGATTCTTCTCGCTCTTCCTCTTCCCAATCGGGGAGCGATCTGTGGTTTACACCCGGCAATTTCATTTCCAGCCCCTGTTGATGTAGGCGTTCAAGAGGCCAATTTCCTCTTCTGTCGGCATCCCGGCGGCCTCGTATGTCCACTCCGGCATCAGACCGATCTTTTGGTCAGCAAATATAGTATCTTCGGTGGAGGCGCGCCGATTCCACGCGCCGTGAGGGCCAGAATTGAGCCAGCTATTTTGACCCCGAGTTTCGCTGGTCATCGCACCGCGAGCCTCCGGCGAGTACATGCGCGAATGCTCTAGGAATGCTCTCTCCTCGCCCTTATGCCTAAAAAACGGGTTTCCGGGGCCGAAGTGGCCGTATGCATCATGCACCGCCCTGAACGCATCATTGGCGACTGCATCACTCTTGTCCCCGATCCGACCAACGCGGACAAGGAGCGGGTTCTTGCGCGGATCAAAGTAGTCAGACCCGACATCGCTGCCATACCCAAAGTCCGTTGGGAACACATAGAGCCTGCCGTTTTCAACGATGTCTCTATAACCTAGTGCAGGGTTTTCTTTGTACGGATCAACCATGCCCTTGCGCAGAAACTTGAAATCTATGCCTGAATTTTTCAGGGCGATGTACTGGTCAAGGGTTTCCTGAACCATCGCGTCATACGCCCTTTTGACGGCTGGGTTCCCCGGATCATCTAGCATCTGATCGTATGCGGCAGCTATAAGTCGCGCTCGCTCCTCACTAAATTGCGGATACTCTCGCAGCGGTGCAGCGTCCATCCCACGCCGCTGCATGTACTCAACTGCAGCCTGTTCGATGGGGTTAATCGGCTTTGCATCGAAACGCTCACCTCCGGGCAGCGCAAACTGCGACGGCCTCCCAGCCGTGGCGCTGCGATACGCGGACGCTGGTGAGAGCCTGTCGCCAATCATATAAACACTTGCGGCAGAATCACCGGGCGACATCATGGCGTCACGTGTCGGCCTTATGGCGGAAGAACCGCCACGACGGGCAGCCTTGAGAAGCCCGCCAGCAAGTGGCGCAGCCTCGAGCGCCCCAAACACGGTTGGGGTCACATCTCCACGCCTAGCACCAGCAATGCCGTCAAGGATACCGAGGCCCGCAAAGTCGCCAAAAGACAACCCGCCGTCGCCGTAGTAGCCTGACCCGATCAGATTGTTAGCGCCCTCAAGGCCAAAAACAGGAATTGCTTTCTGCCAAAGCCATTCGCGTGGGTTAAATCGCTGCGGCTTGTCTAGGGTTGCTTGTTTTCTCGGCGGGGCAGGTCGAGACGGTGGCTCGGATAGAAGCCTCTCTAGCTCTAGAGCATACCTTTCGAGTTCAAGCTGCCGATCTCTTTCAGCTAGAGAGTTACGGTGGCTATATCTATCCGCCATCACCGGCCCTCGATTTCGCGCAGGTAGGACTCAATGTCTCCGCCATACATTGCGGAACCCAAAAGACCGCCCGCGACCGGCGCAATCGCCAGCGGCGCTTCACCTCTTGCGAACATCTCAAACATCTTGCGACGGTCCACGCCAAGCTCACCAGCGCGCCTGTCGAGGGTCCGTCGAATCAACTCCATAGCAATGCCCTGACTTTCGTCCGCCAGCCCGGTCAGGTCGCCAGCGCCCATCCAGAGGGACGCCTGAAATTGGGCAGGAGTCATGTCGTAATTTTCAGCAAGACGTGCCGCCATATCCTCGAGAGCGGCATACTCATTGGCCTTCGGCGTGTCGGTCCACGCCTGCGGGATAGACTTGAACGCCGTCGCGTCGGTCACGACCCCATCATTCACCGCTTTCGCCAGATTGACCTCTGTGATCTGCTGACCCGTTCCGGTCCTGCGGACCTTGGTATACGGGTCGAGGGAGTCGCCAAAGACATCGCGCAGGCGCGCAAGATTTTGGCCGCTTATCTGCGCTTGACCCGACAAAAAGTCCAACCCGCCATCCGCCATCGCCAAAAGGCGCATGAAATGCTTGTCAGCCGCAATGTTTTTGCGGTTTCCCAGAAGATCGTTGGCAAAGCCCTTCACCTTGGGGTTCGCCTTTAGCCAATCCGAAAGTGCCGCCCCAGAAAGCCCCTCCGGCACCGTGCGATCCCACGTTCCACGCAACGAGTTGGCGACGTTAGCGCCCTGATTTGCTTGCATAACATGGCCGTAATTGTAGTTGTCGGGCATGTTTGGAACGTCGATCCCGAGCCTGCGCGCGGCATCCGCTGGCGTAATACCGCCACCCGCCACCAGATCGGCAACAGCCAGACGATCTGTCGGGTTCAGCGTGGCGTAGAACGATGCATTGCGAAAATTGGAGGGCACGTTAGAGCCGGTCGAAGTGTTGCCGATCAGGTCAACATATTCGCGCCAGCGCGCATCCCCGGCATCCTTGCCAAGTACGGCAATGAACCAATCGCGCAGTTCCTCGGTGTTGTACCAATCCGGGCCTCCCAGCCCGACGCCCCTGCGGATGTAGTCGTCCAGCATCTGATGGATTGGCAAAGACCTGTCGTTTACGATTGATGTCAGGCGCGCCATTCGCTCTGGCAACCCTCTGGCAGGGATATAGCGCGCATAGTCTCCGGGTGATCGATCCGGGGCGGCACCAAGGTAGCGCGGATCGGCCCCAGCGGGCCGCTCAATAGACCACATCGGGTCCAAGTCACGCTGCGTGAAGCGCGGCCCCATATTGTGCCCAATGCCGGGTGCGGCATCCTCAACGGCACCCAAAAGGCCACGCTTGGCAGCCTTGATTCCGCTCAGAAGTCCAGCCATGCTACCACTTCTCCTTGTTGGCCCAGTACGCTGCAGACATTTTGCCCTTATCGATGTTCTTTGCGTGACGCGCCTTAAAGCTCTCGCGTCGAGCGCGGCTCGCATCGCTTTCGCCAGCTTTCTTTGGCGATCCCTTGACACCTTGCTGCCCGAAACGGATCAGCTTGACTTGCTCGCCAGATTTAGCGACCACAGCGTGGCTCTTGCTGGGGTGCGATGGCGTTTTGACCGGCTGATTGTACCGCGCCGCGCCAATCTTACTCAGGCGCGGGTCTTTCACATGTAGCCTCCGCGCCCACCAACGCCGCCAAAACGGCTATACATGCCCGGATCAGCGACGGCTGGCATGTAGGGATTGCCGATAACCGGCTGCGTAACCGAGGTCAGAACCTGCGGACCTCGGGGCAAATAACCATACGGCGATTGCTCCATCTCGGTCATGGCAATCAACTCCTCGAGCGTAATGCCATCGAAATTAACGTCGCGTCGATTGCCCACTGGCCTGGTTGGAGGGCCATACGAGACGACATCAACCGTCGGGGCGGATGCCCGAGAGGGCCGTGCGCGCGGGCGCTGGGCCGCAAGATATTCCGCATAGCCCATCGGCTTGATGCCTATGGTGTTAGCGATGGACGACAGGGGGCCTCCCTCAAACCGCAAGCCAGATCGGCCACGGCCACCGCCATTGATCATATCCATCAAAGCGGATACGCGCGCACCGCTCGGGTCCGTATATCCCCAGCCCATTGGGCCGGTGTTACTACGCCCGCCGCCGAAGATGCCGCCGAAGATGCCGCCGTCGCCGAAGATGCCGCCACCAGAGCCACCAGAGCCGCCGCTGTAAACGCCCGCCCCAATACCAGAGCCACGCCCATCGTAGCGGGGGTCATCACCCATCGGCATCTGCACAACTCCAATCTGCGTATCCAGTCAGAGCCAACAATATCACCCAAGGGGCAATAAAAAAAGGCCACCAAGCCGGTAGTAGGCTTGATGGCCCTCAGTCAGGGGAGAACACAGCCAAACATTACCCCAGAAATACGCGCTACACAACACCTTTTATCGCCCGCCGAAGAGGTTTATTCCACCCACCAGCCGCCGAAATGCCATACGCCATCGTCGTGTGATCGCTTGCCAGAGACAGGCAGACAGCGTCAGCGCGGTCGGGCGACTTCAACCCGCGCTTTTTCATCTCGTCCTTGCTCTCAACCTTGATCTTGCCTGACGACATAAACGAATACCGGGGCGCGGTAAGCTCGCCAACCAGCTTCTCATCGCGTGGCAACTTAACATCGCGGCCCTCAAGCCACTCCTTGGCCTTGAACCACAGCTCAGCCCGCATATTGGCGTAAATAGCGCTCGAGGCCGCCCTCTCCGACACATTCAAACCCCGCGCTGGCAGCCCAAGTTCGCGCAAACGATCCAGCACACCAGCGCCAAGCCCAATGCTGTCCACGATGATCTCAATTGGCCGCTTGGACGGTGGCATCGTGTCAAACTCAATCTTCACAGCGCCAACAAGCTGCATCAGGTCCATGCCATTCCACACCTTGAGCGGATGCACGACAGGCCCCTGCCGCTTGCACAGCACCGAGCTGTCGTTGCCATGCCGCGCCACGTCCAAGCCCCACACGGCACGCGCATCCTCGGCCACAACCGCATCCGAATTGATCGCCGCCTCGACCAGCTCCATCGGGATCACCGTGTCATCCTCTGCAGGCGGGAAATTGCCCAGAACCCGGACGTGATACGCAGGCGATCCCTCGCCATATCGATCCTTCATCTCGCGCACAAAGTCATCAGACACACGCGGGCTGTCAATGCACGACACATGCATCGTAAACCAGTCCTCGCGCAGCCTGTGGTGCGTCTCATAGAACAACCCGCTAACGCGCGTCGGGTTGCCGGTCAGGATCGTCGTGGCGTTGTGGCCAGACATCGAGCCAGCGGCACTCTCAAACACAGCCTCGGGGACGCCGCTGGCCTCGTCCGCAATAAGCAAAACGTGCGGCGAGTGAACGCCAGCAAGCGCCTCCGGTTGCTCCGCGCGGCTCGTCCGGCACGAAATAAACGTATCGGATGGCGACGCCCTGCTTTCAATGCGATCACTCTTCACCTCGAGCAAGTCGCTCAGTGGCGGCTTCAATCGCTTGATCAGCCGCTTCACCTCGGCGAACAGCGCGTCAAACAACTGCGCCGAGGTCGGAGCCGTCATAACGACCTTCGACGGCGTGCGCCAGAGAACGTGCCACACAGCCGCAATGGCCACGGCAGTCGATTTGCCCACACCGTGGCCAGAGCGAACACTGATCCGGCGCTTGGACGGATCAGCGACGGCGCGCAGAAACTCCACCTGCCAATCGTCAGGTTCGATGCCCAACGCCTCGCGGGCAAACGCCACAGGGTCGCGGCTGTAGCGACGCGCCAGCGTCAGAAACGGGTTCTCGTCGGGGCGCGCGTCAGCCAATCGCCAATCCTCTTCGGTGATATTTCGCAAAATTTTCAGCGCCGGGGCCGAAAACGTCAAGCCATGCCGGGTGGGGGGGTGGGCGTTGCGGCGTTGGGGCGTTGGGGCGGGTCGGTGTGTGGGGGCCTGCATAGCGAGGACCACCCGGCGGATCGCGGGCCGGGGGGGGTCGAGCGCCCCGCGATGCTGCGCTGCGGC